TCTTCTCTGCTCCCCCAAAGATGACTAGAACTTTGGCTGGTTAATTGAACCATTCTGCCTTCAACGATGTCGCCACACACTACAACACCGATAATATCTGTATATTTATTGATTTCCATAGTTACTATACTCCTTAGTTTTTATTAAGATATTCGACCATATCTTTTTGTGTAATGGTTGTAGTCTCTTTACCACGAATTGCGGGAACACCTTGTGAAGTAATAGAAATTGACGCTTGACCTTCTTCGGCGGGTTTGAAAGCAGCTACAAGTTCTTGAATAAAGAACTCAAGTTGTTCATCCGTCATTCCAGCAAGTGCCTCTTCTTTTTCAGTAAAGTATTCATCAGTAATATCAAGACCTGCATCTTTAAATTTATTTTTAATTGAAGTCAGCTTGGTTTTCTTTGCTTCTGCTTCTTCAATAGTTTGTTTATAATTTGCTAATTCCTCATATTGAGGTTTTAACGCATCTAACTCTGTTTGAACAGTAGTTAAACTAGCTTGAAGTTCTGCAATTTGAGCTTCAAACTGTCCTTTTTGCTCATTCAAGAGTCTTTCATGTTCGGTTTTTTCAATCGTATCCATTAAATCTCCTTCTTTTTCGACTGAAGATAATGCTAGTGCAGTTGTTCTTCCTTGGTACGCAGGCATACCTACGATGGTTGCTGCGTTCATGGAGACATTTTTCAATGCTACACCTTCTTCTTCAACATCTTCGTCTGTATAAGTTAATTCCCAAGAAATATCAATACCTTTTCCCTCGGAGTATCTGTTTCTCAAGAATTCTACATCTTCATGTCTTTCTCTATCCCATAGAGCGGCTAATGCTTGGATTGAATTGCCTTCTGTTTTCAAATGTGTCATAACACCTAATGGAAATGTATCATCATGTCCTTCAGATACTTCTCCGTATGCCATTTTTAGGGGCATGAATAAGCCTGTTCTTAAAACATTAGCAAATTCTTCTCTAGGAATTCTCTGTTTATTAGCATTATGTTGGTCATCTGTTAACAAAAACTTCATCCAAGCAACGTTAGGGTTTAGAGAGATTGAAGCCGAAGCCGCCATCTCATCTATTTCTAACTTATCTATTAACAATTGTACATCAGATGCCATTAATGTGATTGTTTTCATAATATTTTAGCCTCTTTTATTGCTTACCATTGTCATTTCCAGGTGGTGCACCTGCTTTTGGCTTTGGTTTGGGTGCAGGTTTGGGTGCTGCTGGTTTTGTAGTTGGTTTCCCAGGTGCTCCTGGTACTACTGGAGGTGGTTCTCCTGCTGTTGGTAAATCTAGCCCCAACTCTTTCATCATTTCTTTTTCTTCTACCTTATGATTTAGTTCTTCTGCTAAGTCAAATCCATAAGATTCAGCAAATGATTTTCTAGATAAGTTACCAGTATCGTATAATTTTTGTACACCTTCATAGAATAATCTCAATCCTAATAAGTTTATAGGTTTGAATTTTACTTCAGGTAATTCTCCTTTAAGATTATTTCTTTCTTTTACTTCATAGAATACTTTATATATAATGGGGAAAAGTTCATCTCTCATTACATTCATTGTACTCTCTGGAGACAGTGTAGCTATCTCTGGGTCAGAAGTAAATGACCGTTCTGTTTCACCAGTAATTAGAATTCTAGGAAATCCTAATGCTAAGATTATATCTTTATTAACTGCATCATATTTCTTATCATTCAATAATGCTTCTACATCAGGAAATACCCAATTTAATTCTATAGTATGATTAGTAAATAATGTGAATACTCTTTCTACATCACTGGGACTAATTCCTTCTCTCCAATGAAACTTATCTTCCAAATCATCTAAAACATCTTGCTGGTCTTCTGTTAATGGAAATTCATCACTTCCCGCTTTTACATGTAAAATAGCACTAATAACTCTAGATGCAATTGAATAATCCATTCTTCTAAGATTTCTCTTATGTTTATAAGATTCCAATCCTGGGTATAGATAAGGAATTGGATACTCAGCATCGGCTAACATAGTTGATTTTACTATAAGAGGATTATCAAGTAAAATTTTTGTTTCTCCTGATAAAACTTTAGATACAAATTCTGGATATTGTGTGACTATGGTTTGATATAATTCTATATCTTTAGAACCATCATTATATGTACCTTTATTCTGTAAGAAATTTATCACTTCGTCAGGAACTACTAAGAAATAAGATTCTTCATCAGTAATAAAAGGTCTTTTGATTACTATATCTTGTGCATTTCTTAACCACATACTAGTAGGATAAAGTAAATTATCCAGTCTTTGAATTCCTTTTTCTCTCAATTGTTTTCTATTTAAGTTCGTTAAAGTTATTTCTGGAACTACTAATCCAGTAGTTAAAAACTCTAAAGCAGCCTTTCTTAAAAATCGTATGATGTCTTTCTTTAGAGATTCATATATTTGGTAATCAGTTTTAGGGATACTATTTTCTGGAACAATAATATCATTAATAGCTAGACTAACCATCTTTGTTACCACAGTAGTAGCAATAGGTTCGTGTCTAAAGAAAAATCTACAATCCTTTACAATCTTAACAAAGGTGTCATGGTCTTCAAATGAAAGTTTATCTACTTGATTGGAACCCCATACGCCTATATCACTTGGGTAACTAGACTGTGGCATAAAAAATGTTGCTGATGCTGTCTTTGCTAGTCTATTACTTTTATTATTGTCCATAATATTCTCCATGTTATTTTTAAACTACCCATCTACTTTTAGCTAATCGTTTCTGTTCTTTAGAAAATAACAATCCTATAATTAACATATAATATGCCATCATAGCACATAACATAGCTGCAGTATTATGGTCTTCACCTCGTTTACCACCTTTAGGTGTAAGTGTCTTATAAACAACTTCTCCTGTAGGTGTTTTAGTATATGTCATTCTTTCAAGTTCTGTTATCAATTCAAAATCTGTTGATGAATATATGATTTTATGTGTATTAGTATACTCTTGAAGTAGTGATACACTATGAGGTTTGACTTTTACTTTTATTTCCTCTCCTTCTGAGTTTTCTCCCAGACTTATCCAAGCACCAAAGGAAACTGGAAATAATCTTTTAGCATAATTTTTATGAAGATAGTTATCATCTTCTAATAAATGTTGTACTAAACCTTTTTCATTACCAACATCTACACCAATAACTTCTAGTCTTCCAAATTTAGTATCCAGGTAGTCAATTATTTTTTCTTGTACTGGATATGCAACTTTATAAAAATTAATTCTAGCATGTTCTTTTATTATACCATTTTTCTCATAAAGTATCATAATTGAAGTGGGTTCTGTGTATCCTAAGTCAATTCCCATTACTGCTATATCATGTGGAGGTAGGGGTGGAATAAGTGCCATACGATTTATAATTTCTGTGTAAGTATGGTCTATACCAGACATACTAATTTTATAAGTAGCATATTCAGCTATGTTCATTAATCTTCTATCAAATACTGCAAAAGTTGGAGAACCATGTCTTCCTAAAACAATATGGATATAGTCTTCACTATCAGGCCCTCCATATTGTTTTATATTCTTTACTTCATCTTCTTCTGTATATCTTGGATTTTCATGAGCAGAAGTTCTATGATGAGAATATTCATCCATAATCTCATCAGCCAAATAGATAACGCAATTCTCTCTCAGTCCTGTAGGAACACCTGATACCCATAATTTGAATCCATCTGCCCATGTATTTAGAACAGGTTGTAATTCCAACCAAGTTCCCCAAGGGTAGTATCCAGATTCATCTAGGATAATAATTGGTGTATGAGTACCAATTACATTTGCACCCGTTCCTGATTGTCCAGCAATTCTACATAATAATTGTGCATTATTCAACAATGTAATTGAATAACTGGATGAATTAATTCCTCGTTTTGGTTCTATAAAATTTTTCAGAAGTGTATTACTTCTTAAATATTTTATTAGATTTGTAAATACAGGCTCTAAATGAACTTTATTTGGGACTGTATATAAGATATATTCATTTGGAAAGAAATTATTTATAAGTATCCATAAGATATAATCTGTTAGAGTTACAGTTTTACCTACTGCTCTACCACAACAAAGAGATACGTAATGACTAAAATCACATAAATATTCTTTCTGATACCCAGAGTATTCAAATTTTTTAGTTGCATATGCTGGTGTATCTAGATTTCTATAAAACTCCCCAAATAAAACTGGATGTTTTAAAAGTTCATATAGATGCCATTCTTCAGGAGTTATCTTTTCTTGTAATGCCATTTTCTTTCCCATCAAATGGTTCTGTGAATTTTTCCTTACCAGGAATTCCACCCCACTTTATAAGATATCTATATTTTGCTGCCTCAAATTTACCGTGATGCATATTTTGCTCTAGAATGGTAAATTTTTTAATGGTAGCACTTCCCACATGTTTTACTTTACAACCATTTATAGATTTTATATCATATCCTTTTAATTTCATTCTATAGTGATAATCATTATCTTCAAAATAGGCATAAAAGGGGGATATACCCTCATCAAAATATCCTACATCTTCAAATATCTTTCTAGGAAATTGTATTAAAGAGAATGATGTTGAGCCAATTGCAGGATAAATTGCAAAATTTTCATCATAACCACTCATTAATTTTTCAATAGAATCTTCATAGAATTCTATATCATCATTACAAAAAATAATATGGTCTTTTATATTATCAATAAACCAGTTCCAACTTCTAGCTACTCCTAAATTATATTTTACTTTTGCTATATAAACTCTATTTCCAAATTCTTTTGGTATAGTATTCAAATCTAAATTCATTCCATTGTCAATTATATAATAAGCTGTAGGTTTTAGTGTTCCAGCTTCCGCTGATTCTAAACATCTTATTAATAAATCATACCTATTTAGTGTTGGTATACATAAATTAAATTCCATGTGTTTTAATCCTTTCCATTATTTTATCTGTCTTATCCTCATATAAGGTTAAACAATTTTTATTGCATTGGTCTGTGCAACAGTGGTCACATTCATCTATGGCGTAGATACAGGTAAAATGTGTTGTATTTATTGCTGGTATACTACCATAAAAAGTTATGTATGGTATCTTCAATGCTCCTGCCAATGCTGATAGACCACTATCATATCCTATATAAAGAGCCGCTTCTGACATTTTATCTATTAATTGTACCATTGGTAAATCTTCCAATGTGTAGTGAGAACTCCATATTTGGCCTGCTGATATTTTATTTGTACAATCTTTAAATCCATTATTTCTTAGATACACTACTGTATATCCACTCTCCATTAATCGTCTGGATAAGTTAGTAAGATATCTATAACCTCTTCTAGAAGGCCAGCCTGCTTGGTCATTCATTATTACAAGTTTTGGAACAGTTTTTCTAGGTATATATAAATTAGGTTGAACATCTTCTCTATCTATCCACAGCCCTGTAATATCATAAAATACTCTTTGTGGGTAGTAAAATTTATAAGTATCTACAGTATTAGCGTTGAAATAACAATCTTTTCCTATACTTTCTTCTGTTACATATGGATTATTATCCCAAAATAATTCACTAAGTTTATTTCTTATTTTAGTTTTTTCTCCAAAGACATGAAAATAAGCCTCTGGTATACCTGTCATAATTACATGGTCCCCGAGTGAACCCCAAAGATTTAAAATCATTTTAGATAGTTATAATAACATAATATTTCATTAGTTATTATAAACCTCTCCTTATGTTGATTATAAAGAGTACTAAAAAAAGTACCATCACCACAGTAGTTCCAAGGTTCCCATTTCAAATCACCTATTAAATCTCTTGGTATCAAAAATTGGGCAGTATCTATGTGACAAGGTACTATTCTATCAGACTGAGGAACTAATCTTGGTACTCCTATTTTATATACCTGTGAAAAGATTAATGCTTTATTAGAATTTCCTAATATCTTAGTGGCACGAATAAATAAATTAGAGTGTATGATATTATCATCGTCTAAGAAGTAAACATATCTGCCACAATCTACATGGTCTAGTGCAATATTTCTTTGTGGATTTCCAGATAAACCTTTATCATTACTGGGGTATGATATATATTTAGTACCAAGACAGTCACCAGCATCAAGTAATGAATCTCCATCTTCAACTATAATCCAATCCCAATCAACATCCTTAGTTACACTTGCCATAATAGAATTATGCATTAGTTTTATATTATAGGGTCTTGTTAATGGTGTTATAAATGTTACTTTCATAAATCTTTTATCCAAAAATTATTAAATAATATTCTATTAAGTTTTTTATATCCTTTACTTAATAGATAAAAATTTTGTTCTGGTAAATCTTCCCAATTTTCTATACAAATAACTTTGACTTTCCATTTATCTAAATCTACTCCCTTTAATACTTCCATTTCCCATCCTTCAACATCTATAGATAGTATATCCACATGGTCTACTTTTGCTACTGATTCTAAGAAGTAATCTAAAGTTACCATTCTCACTTTTACTATTTCTTTTAGAGATATACCTATATAATTAGTAAGTCCAGTCCACGACTGTTCATCTTCTTCATGATATATATAAAAATCTACATTATCTTTATTTTCTGCTCCAATAGCTAATTGATGAAAATGTTTTCTATCTATCAATTTATTTATACAGTGTGGATTAGGCTCTACACAAAATACTTTCCAACCACCTACTTCCAGAAGTAAACTATTACTTCTATAGTTACTATGAGCACCTATATCTACTATAATACCTTTAAAATCTTTATAAAATAAAGTTAAAAGATATTCAGCAGCCCCTTCTGTAAAATAATTATTTGGTATAGAAATCATTTATTTCATGCCTTGCTGTTTTTATATATCCAAAATGACTTAGATATTCTTCTATATCTGGAGTTTCAAAATTATTTTCAATAATCAATAACTTTGGTTGATATTTAGAAATACTAAATCCTTTTAATACATCTAATTCAGTTCCTTCAGTATCTATGGATACAAAATCTATAGTAGGAGAAAAATCTTTTAAACAAAAATCTAATGTTCTAATATTAACTTTTACTGTACGAACTATAGCATTTCTGTGTGTACTTTTCTCTTGTTCCATTAATCCTTGATTTAAATGTAAAGAACTTACAGCAGTTTCATCACCATCAAATCCAACAGCATAAAAATCTACATTATCTTCGTTACGGTCTGAAATTGCATAATTTAGAACATGTTGTCTGTTCATTACAAGTTGTTTATATAATCTTAGATTAGGTTCTATACATAAGCATTTCCAACCGAGCTGTTCAAAATGAAGTGTATTTGATGCGGCTATTCCTTGTGCTGCTCCTATCTCAACTGCCACTCCAATATATTCTTTTGGGAAATATTGCTCTATAATTTCATCTGTAGGTGGGTAAAATTGTCCATAGTATGTCATTTGTTTTCGTAGGTCTTTTCTATAATTCTATCGTCTGAATAATCTAATACTTTATTTATGGAAGATATTAAAGAATTTCTTTTTGCATTATAACGTTGTGATTTTTCACCAGCAATTACACGTTCTTCATCAGAAAGATTTTCTTTTAGCATATCTTCTTGTGCTAGAAAACATTTTATATCTGCTGTGATTAAAGAATCTACCAATTCTCCAGGTGTTCTATCAGTAACTTTATGATATAGATTTGTATATACACGTTTTATCCAACTCTTAAATTGTTCTTCTGATAAAGACCTCTTTGCATAATTACATATTTTACAACAAGATACTACATTTCCTTTTTCATATCCTTTTGTAGAATCTAATCTATCAATACCATTATATAAAATAATTAGATGTTTAGCATGATTTTTTCTTCTATAATTATTAAATGAATTGGATGGAAGTTCATTACAATAATAACAATTACTAAAAACAAGATTAGTAAATTCTTCTTTTGTTAAATTGAAGAAAATACCACGTCTGGTTGCCTGATGTTTATATTTTAAGTATAGTAAATCCGCAGCTACACCAGAATCTAGTTTTTTAGTAGCCTGCAGTGCCTGTTCTTTTCTAAAACAACCACAACTAATTGTTCTTCCATATACCAAACTTATCCAACATATTTCTTTTTCATTTCCACAATCACATTTACAATTCAAATAATAATTACCCGCTTTATCTGTTTTTTCTGATTTTGATAAAACAATTAATCTACCAAATCTTTTTCCAATTAAATCTTTTTTCATGGCAGTACTTCCTCTAAAGGAGTTCCTTTTATTTTATTTTCTTCCATATAATA